CCTGCTCGCGGCGCTTCTTCTCTTTCTCGGCCTTGAAAGCCTCGAATTCCTGACGCTCTTCGGCTGTCATTTCTACTTTTTCTGTCATATCTGTCTCTTTTATAGTGATTATATGATCCTTATCCCTCATTAAAGATACTCTCCAGCTCTTCGCCGTATTCGAGGCGGTCGGCCTCGAATGTCGCCCATTCCGCGATTTCCCGCATAAGGGAGATGTATTCGGCTCCGTCGGCATCGGAGGTGTGGAGCTGAATGTAGTTCTTGATCTGTTCTACTGTCTTTTTCATTTCAGTTATAGCTTGTCATGCCGGGGCCGGCAAGGTTTATGAGATATGTTATGCGTTGCTGCGGGGTTTCAGGGCCTTGCGCCGGTTCCGCCTTCCTGCGCTGCCATCCCTTGCGCTTTATCGAGCGGAGCCTGGTGGCCAGTTCCATAAGCTCGTCAATCGAGAGCTGCCCGAAGGCTTTGCCGGCAATTCGCGGATGGCGGCAGAAGTCGTTTATCTGCGCCCAGTCGGTCGTATCGATCTCGAGCTCCTGCATCAGCTTGAGGGCTATGCTCCGCCGACGCTTCAGCTCGTCCCTTGTGCCGTTCATTCCCTCGATGGCTACGCAGAGGTCGGTGTACTCCTTCCGCGTCATTTCCTTGAGGGAGTCGGTGCGCCCGGCGGTGTACTGCAACACGAACTGACGCTTTGCCTCGTCCGGCTCCCCATGAATGGTGAGCTTGTGGAAGGCGGAGTAGAACCGCCCGAAGTTAGTTACCTGCTGTCCCATGTCAGTGTGTGCAGGTTTTATTGGCCAGTCTTATGATGACGTTGCCCTGATACTGCTCCAGCCACATTCTCGCCTCGTCGAGCTTAGTCTTTACCAAGGCTGTCTCTCGATTGGCCTCCATGTCGGCTACATATTTCCCTGCATCTGAAATCAGGCTCATTGCAGAGGCCACAAGGCGCTCCAGCTCACTTAGTTTCGTCACATCAGTTTCCATTCTTTTCTCTGTTTAGTTTACTCAATCGGTTTCTTTCCTTGAGGACTACGGTCCAGTTGCAATAGCTGCAGCACCGGCCTTCCTCCTTGATCGGCCACGGGTCGTTGCCGTACTCCGTGACATCTTTGCCGCAGATGCAGCATTTAAATTTTGTCTCACTCATTGTCTTATTTTATATTCGGTTTCCAGTCTATCGTCACCAGTGCGATGACCTCGCCGGTGCCCTCGCAGTCGGGACAGACGCTCTCCGGAAGACCGCGCCCGCCGTAAAACCAACCTTTGCCTCCACAATAGGGGCAGGTCATCGGCCGTGAGCAGAACCCCTCCTTGCAGATGCGTCCTTCCGGCTCAAGTATTATCATTTCTTTTTTCTTGCTCATTTATCCGAGATTGTTTGAGGTTCTTAAAATGCCTTCTTCCCACACCACGTAGTAGCTGCCGGGATCTTCGGTAAACCTGCCTTGGCAAAATGCCTTGTAGCCCACTACCCGGACCTTCAGACCGGATATGTAGCGGAGACGGACTGCTGCCTTGCCCATCGGCTGTCCCTTATGCTCCTGGGAGATGAAGATGAAGCTCTTTGCCGGGAAGCGGTCGATGAGTTGCTTTGTCTGGTCGTATGACCATCCGGCCACCTGAAAGCTATCGACAATTACGAAGTGCGGACTCTTGGGCTTGGCGAGCCTCTCCACAAGCTCATCGTAAGTATCGCTTGTGGCGACCCGGAACCGTCCCTGCACCTCGCCCATCTTGAACCGCTCGACACGCTCCTTGAATGACTGGCTCACCCCCTCCTCGTAGGAACAGTAAAGCACCATTCCGTATCTGCATAGTTCCTTGGCGAGCTGCATCACAAAACTACTCTTGCCGGAGGCAGAGGCACCGCTGACAAACCATGCCTCGTTGGTGGTCGGGAAGCCGAAAGGCCGGCTCCACCGCTCGCCCCACGGCAGGGTCTTGTAGGTCTTGGCAAGAACCTCTTTCGGACTGTATGCTCGCTTGGCCATCGTCACTTCTTCTCTTGGGTCTTTTTCAGTTCATCAATAAGAGCTGTTGCTGCCACTACGGAAGTCATTGCAAGCGAACGATAATTAGGGTCATACATCGCACCCTTATCGATTGCGCCTTTAGTTATAGCCCCAATCATGACTGCCATTACTTCCTTGGCAATCTCATAGCGACGCTGTTCCCAGTCAATCTCGCCATTTTGGAGACGCTTGCCCATTCTGATGACGGTCTCCATATATTGTTTCTCAAGTACGCTTACCATTATCATTGTCTTTTAAGTTTTTCGATTTCAGTGTAAACCCGGCGAAGTCCGCCGCCGGTCTTCCGGGCTATCTCCCCGGCATCGACACCTTCCGGGGCATTGAGCTTTGCCACAATCCTGGCCTGTTCTATGAGGAACTTGGTTCGCTCCTTGCTGTCGTCCGGGGTGACCTTGCTGTAGCGGTCTCCGTAGCGGCTGAGCATCTCTGTGTAGCCGACCTTCTTGCACTCGATGGAACGGTTGATCTTCTCCTTGAGTCCGTCGGCGCCCATCATATACCATGCGCAGCAACGCTCGGTGGCGTTCCACAAGGCCTTCAGCTCAAGGAAGGCTTCATACTGGAGGTCGCCGGCCTCGTCGAGTATGATGAGGGGGCTGTCGATGGAGCGGAGGTAAAACACAAGGTCTTCGTAAACATCGGCATAGCGGCCTTTGCTGTCAACACCGAATTCCCCGGCTATCTTGCGCACGAGCTTCAGCTTGGTCTTGACCTGCGAGCAGTCTATGTAGATGGCGTTGGCGTGGGTCTTGACGTAGTGCCGGGCGGTGAAGGTCTTGCCGATGTTGGGCAGGTCGCAGAGGATTGCACTGATACCGCTCGACTGGCAGGCCTCCAACTGGGCCGTGATGAACTGGAAGGTCGGGGTCTTGGCCACCTTCCACTCTATCTCTCCCCGAAGGCTGACCCCGAGTTTCCGGGCTATGCTTATCCAGTTGGCATCGCTCAGGACACGGTCGGTCTGTCCGTTCTTGATCGCGCTGTAAACCGAGGTCGTGATGCCCAGGGAGGCGGAGTGTTTCGCGTCGCTCGGATAGTTGGCGCGGTTCGCCCTGATTGCGGCGAGGATTCTGTTCTTTACGTCTGTTGTAATCATATTCTAACAGTGTTATAATTTCATTCTATAAGTCTTGCAAGGCTCGGGCCGCGTAGTCTTCACTGAGGCCGTATTCTTGCGTCTCTCGCGTTTCAGGCTCGGGAACGGCCACTTCTTCCACCTCGACCGTCTGAGGTCGTGTGTCGCGCTCTGTCACGCCCACGCGCCCGATGGCGTTGTCTTCTACATATTTGTTGAAGCGGCTGATCTTTTTGCGCTGCTCTACGAAGATTTTCTCGTCCCTCTCGGTCTGCTCGGCGCGGGCGGTATTGAAGGTCCCGATATTCTCAAGGCGGTCGATATACATGTCGCCCTGGTAGATGAACATATCGGTGATCTTGCCCTCCTCGTCGGTGAGGTAGTAGGCCTCGACCTTGTAGTCATTGGGGGCAAGAAGCTCGATGGCCTCGGTCTTGCTGAGCCACCAGTCCTCACCGGCCACCCGGCAGTATGAGTTTCGCCGTATGGTGGTGCCGACCTTCTCGCCTACATGCCGGGCGATTGTCGCCTTGTCGAGCGGATGCAGCATGGGATTGATATTGGCGACAAGCACGTCCCATCGTGTCATGCCTTTGTACTTCTTCTGGTTGGGGTGCAGGGCATGGTTGTATTCGTAGATGTCGCGCATATCGTCGGCGATCAATTCGTCCCAGGTGTAATATTCCTTCTCTTCATAGGTGTTGTTGAACTCGTCGAATACCTTGTTGCTTTCGGTGCGGTACTGTCGGCTCTTGGCATAGAACCTCCCGATTCCCACATGGTTCTTATGCTCTATGCTTACCTTCTTCGAGCGGTTCCTGTGCTCGGCATGTTTCTCCTGGGAGTTCATGGGGGCGCAGAACCGCACGAAGGGGAACATCACACCGGCACGGAGGAAGGAGTCGCGCCACTGGCTCATGAGGTGGTTCTCAACCTCTACCTCGGCGGGGCAGCCCCAGCCCTGCCGGTCAAGCAGCCGAAACATATTCCGGAACATGTCAACCACAAGGTCCACGTTCTTTGCCCGGTTGTAGGCGTAGCCTATACAGCAGTCGCTCGCCACATCGTAGGCGTAATACGCTTTCGGCCGTTGTCTGCTGTCCTTCAGCTTGCGCGGAAGGTCGCGGTCGTCGAATGACACCTTTGACAATGAGAATTCCGGCCTGTGGCGGTGCATGTGCGGCATGACCTCGTGCATGAAGGCGGTGTAGCTCATGGTCGCCTTGTCGATGAGCATCCTGTTTTTGGGCTTGTTGAGATAGTTCGTGATTGTGGCCTCGCTCAGCACCATCGGCTCACCGTTCTTGTCGGTAAAATCGTCCGGATTGAACATCTCGCCGGTTTCCGGATCATAGACATCGAGTTCGCCGGTCACGAAAGAGTTGTAAAGCTCGAGCACGTTGGTGTTCCAGGGTTTGTTGGGTAGTATGGCAATGCCCAGTATCAGACGCTCTGTCCTGTAGTCAACCTTCCTGGCGCACTGGTTCCCGAACTTGCCGCTGATAAGGCAGGGATATCCGTTGGCCTTGTATTCGTTGACCTTCTTGCGGAACCGCAGTGTCGAGGCCGGGAGGGTGTGCCCGAAGTGCTTGCGCAGAACCTCGATGGTCGCCGCCATCATGGTCCAGTCATACTTCCCTCCGAAGAGTTTCTGGGCGGTGGCAGCCCTGTCGTATAGTCTGATGCAGGTGTTGAGCACCGAGGCGTTGGTGACGTATTCCTTGGCTTTCTCCGGCGGCAAAGCCACGCCGCATTTCTCTTTAGAGAAGAAGAAGGCGGTCGCCTTCTGGTCAACCTCATAGTTGCTCTTTATCCAGCCCTCAAGCCGGGTCTGGGCACCCCCGGGGTAAACCTCTTTTACCCTGTCCTGGTAGCGTTGGGGCAAGCTGTCAACGGCAACTAACGCATAACACCCTGCCGAGCCACCGCCTCTGCGCACCACATCAAAGCGGCCGCGGGCGGCGAGCTGCTTGTAGTTGGGTTCCGACATAATGCCGCCATCTACAAGGTCGCGCATCGAGATGCAAAGTCTGTCACCGTAGTATTCCATATCTTGATCCGATGTTACAGGGATTCCGCCATGCTCTTCAACTCGTTGATCTGTGACAGCATGACGTGGTCGTATCTTGCCACTACATTACCCTTGGGGTCATAGACAGTGCCTTCGCCCGTCTGCTTGTCAAG